ATTTATGAGTTAATCCTGGTCTTCAGTTTGTCTGTACCAACATAATTGTTAAAGAGATACAATTCCGACTGGCCAGGATTTGAAAATTGTTTGAGTGTGTTATAGTCATCTACAATGGCCTGAGAATTATAGTAGAAGTTTACGTCACCGGTCCTACGACTGTTCATCAGGTTTGTTATACTGTTCAAATTATTGGCGATTGTTGATGTTTGGCTAGGTGTTAAATTGGTCGTGTTGGCAATAATATTAATACTATTTGTCAGAGTATTTGCATAATTTATGATAGTATTATAAGATTGTGATAGGTTGTTGGCCACCGTCAAACTAGTAAAATTACCCATCATTGGTGCATTATTTTGTATTTCATCAGATTTAAAGGTAATATACATAACAACTTTACTAACACCTATTGCTGAATTGTAATGTGGTTGTGTTGGTTCATCTGTAACTGGAGCTACACCCGATATTCTATTTGTGTGTAAATAAAAACTATTACAGGAAGCAATCAAAGAATTCGCAGAAATCATTACGTTGGCTAGATTTGACACATCATAAATTCCTGTTACTGCAATAATACTATTTGCAACATTCCATATACCCTGTGTTACATTGGCCACAGGATTTTGGAAATACCCACCCACATCAGTATTTGCTACATCAGCGGTTTGCCATGTGTTTAATATAGCTGGCATACTATTCAATGTTGCAATAACATTTGCTGACAAAGCAGTTACAACATTTGCTGTATTTGCTGAATCGTAACCTAATCTACCAAAAATACTCATATTATATCCTTAAATCATTGGAGATAGTGGTGGACTTGTTGGAAATCCTCTATTACCAATATGTGTATGTGAATCATATATTGAAGTGTTCAAATAATCCGTCATCAAGCCAGCAGTCATTAAACCAAAGTTACCGACAGGTGAATTGACAGAAACTCCAGCATTAACTAAAAGACCAGCATTAATTGTTCCCACACAAATAATATTTCCTGTTACAGGAACAGGAAAACCTACTGCAATGCCACCAAGCATTGTGACAAAACCTTGTTTTCCAGCACTCATGCCACCCAACGGTGATGTATCAACTCGGTTATCAGAATATATATTTCCTGCCATCAGTTGACCACGAACTCTCAAGTTTCCATCCATATTCACACTTCCACTCTTGATGTGTAAACCACCAGGCCCAGCACCAGTAGTGAGTGTCATACCAACCTGAGAAGTTACATCAGAATAACCTTCAACCACTTGTGTAAAGTTTCCTTTGATGTGTTGAGTTACATCACCTTCAATATTTTCAATTTTATTACCCATTACTTGCATGTTAATATCACCATACACGGTAATTTGTAATTTTTTGGAAAGATTTCCATCATCTACACCAATAGAAATGTTGTGGTCACCTAGTGTAATAGAGTAACCATCACCAAATATCTTGTGTACCTCATTGCCATCAGGATGCATCTCAATGAATGTATTGGCACGGTGTTGTAAACGAACTCTTTCCCGTGTCTTTGTATCATCCAATTCAAACATATGACCGGACCTAGTCTGTGTCACATTGTTATATGGATATACTGGTTGATAATCTGTATTGGCTGCCGATTCTGGTTCGGTCCAGCCCCAATATGCGTCAGGTTTGTTCATGCCCATTGTACCTTTGTTGGATCAAAATTACTAGATTCTACTGTTGTCATTATAGTATTTGCATTTCCATACGTATCTGAAACATATTGGATAATTGTATTACTGTGGTCTAAATGTGGATCCGTAAATATACCCGATAGATTATCTGGTATCACAATTGAATCGAGCTCAGCCTGTTGTTTACCAAGTAATTCATCAGCACCAGCCTGAATGGATTGACCCAATGTATCTATTGTAGCGCCAATTTGACCTGGTACTGCCGCTACTTGTGCAACAAAAGCTTTAGCACCATTTAAGAACCTTGTTATACAATCTTGTACGATTGCCAAGAATCTTGCTGGTAGACTCTGTAAATATGTAACAATATCATTGATGTTTTTAACCAAATAATATATAGTTGCTGCTATTTCAACATATTCAGCAACATCTTTTATAAAATCATTAATGTCCTGAAGTATAGAAGTAACTTTGGCGTAGATAATTGATGATGTTCCTGTTGGATCAAAACTTATTGCTGCTACTATTCCTTTTATTGCTGCTGTAATAGTATCGTTTAATTTTTTAATGAGAAAAGCAATAAAATTGGCAGCATTATTTTTACCATTCTTAATAGCATTTGTAATTGCTGTTATTGGATTGATAAGACCACCCAAACCAATATCAAATTGTAATTGATATCTAAAGTCACAAACGTGGCTTAGTGCTGAGTTTGTTAATGATATACCTGTGCCAGCAACTATACCCCTTGAAATATATGAATTGGTTGTTGGATTCTTTTTGACTGCCTCAGCAATAGCTGGAGGCATTTCTGGTTTATTAGGTTCTGCTTCTTTACCTGGAAATAAAGGTTGTGGTGAAAAACCCATGTTTGTATTCCATGGATTTTCTGCTAAATTTCTAACTCCAGGTAATATCGAAACAATATATGGATTCTGTGTAGAATCACCATCACTAAAGTAACCAGTAACATAAGAACCAGGTTCCGGTACATTGAATGAACCTGACATATTTGGTCCTGTCATCAATGTGGCCCAAGGCAAGGCTGCTGTAGGCAAAGCAATCAAATCTTCGGTGTGATAACCAAAGATACGAACTTTTACACGACCTATTCCTAATGGATCATCAATGTTTTCTACAACACCGATCCATGATTTACCAATAAAATTATTCATTTTTTGCTGTTGTTGCTACTGAACTGTTTGTTGAACCTATTTGAGTTTCATAACTCTCTTTTGCTAATTCCATAACTGTCTGATAAGCACCTTGTGATTGTAATATGTGTCTCACAGCATTCACCAAATACTTACCTGAGTAATATGGATCCAATTCTTTTTTGTCACCAGACGATGATAAATTATATATGTTAAAGACTACGGTCTTACCGACAGTAATTCCTGGGTCACCAGGAACAACCACCTTCAACAATGTAAAATTGGCCAAGCCAATCTGTGCTGTTCTATTTGGAACATAATTCTCAACATATACATCATTTGCAACAGAACCTGGTGCGTCTTTTATGTATGGTACTTTATATTGTTCTGAGTTACCAACCATAACTTTTACCACACTCTTTGAATTCTGAGTTGTTTTAAGACCAAATCTATTCTTGTCGTTTATTGAAATACCGTTATTAGGACCATTCATTGGTGGCGCAGTATTTGCTTTGTAATCATCATAATTAAAATCCGTAATCTTAAATGACCGAGTTAATGGGTCAACTGATATCAATCTGTTTGCATATGTACCAGAAGATATGTCATTTAAAACATCAAAAGATTTAACGAATTCATAGTCTAAAACTGTTCGTATCTTTTCTTCCATTGGCATTTCATGGTTTATCTGCTGAACTTTATAGGTATTGTATGGAGCTGCTGCCATCAAAGTTCTCAACGACTTAAAGTTAAAACCTTCTTTGTTCTCATAAAATAACATATCAGCACCAGCAGGTTTCTGTGTTTCTGGTCTTGCGTAGGTAGACAACCAACTTATTGCTTCAAATGGTTTTAATGTATTGAGATTAAAATTGTAGATGCCTCTGGTCATCTCAATATTCAGTTTCTTTTTTATCTTTAAATCGGTTTGCAATATTCGTGTTACAGTTTTGTGTATTTCTTCACCACCATCAGGTGCACCTTTTTGTAACTTAATCGATTCAGACAACATCAATTCTTCGGAACAGAAATGTAATGTTATTTCTTCCGCTCTGTGATTACCAACTTGTTTTCGACTACTTGTATAAACTCTAAAAGTTCTTGATATATTTTCTTTAGATGATTTAACTCTACCAAAATTAATTCGTAAATATTCATAACCCAAGAGTTGAAATTTCTGTAATAGACCTTGTCCATCATATAGCATAACAAAACCTGAAACCGAAAAACTATACAAATCTTCAAAATAAGAAATTTCTGTAACCAACTTCTGAACTGGTATTTCTTGGCCTGTGTGTGAAATGATAGTTAAATCATTTATACTGGCACTTTGAGAATAATATAAACCACTTTCTGGTGGTGTAGTTGTTGTTTCAGCCATCTTATCTCATTAAAGTTCTTAGTTCTGTCTCAAATTCATTGACATAGTTTTTATTCAATAAACTAATATTTCTTTTTGATTCATTTAATTCTAATTCATATGTGTAATAATCAACTACTCTACATGTTGTTGTTACTGATACTGTTCCTGTTGGTAATGTATATGATGTTGTGCTAGAGACAAGACTATTGTAGGTGTCCTCACTTATCACAATTGTATTTTTGGTTGTTGTGTTAGTTATTACATCAGTTTGTTCCATTATTTTTTCGTAATGGTGTGCTGTTGAATAAGGATTAAATTCTGTATACTTATCAGTAATATATTTCTCAAAATTATTTCCACTTAGTGGCCAGTCCCATTGTGGATCTATGATTTGATTTGCAAACAGAACAATCCAGTAACGATATGAATCATCATAATACTTATGTGCAACGATTTCAGGTGTGTCACCTTCCTGTATGTCGTATGTATAATACAATAAAGGACTTTTTAATGCTTCTGGTAGAATATTAGCACGTGCTAAAAGATTCGTTAGGATTATAGTTCCACCATTATAATTTGTTGATAGTATTTTTGGTAACGTATTAAAGTATTGCATTTTAATAACCTTGTTCTATCTTGGTTCTATCAACAAGCACAGTTTCCTTGAAGCTCAAATCCATTGTTGTTTGTACAGGTTGACCGTCTTTATATGAAGACCAACCATTTGGTGCATAATTTACATTCACATTCGTCAATACACAATCTGTTAACTTATTGATATTAGGATTGATATTGCCATCTTTTCTGAATGATAAATTAAAAACTCCAGGTGGTGTGTAAAAGAATCCAGCAGCACCAGTAACAATAGTCGGCGCAGCATATGTCCTGAATAACTTAATTATTTTTTGAACTTGTTGTGCTTCACGAGCGGACTTTGGTGAAAATGTAAAAGACATTTCAAATGTCCTAAAATCTATACCTTGAAACAAAACCTGTTCTTGTGGGTTGAAAGCATAACCCATCTTATTTAATGCTAATCTTCCTGCAGCGTTTCCTTGTGTTGGATCTATCACACTTTGTACGAATCCTGCCACAGCAGCAATACCAGGCAACTTTGATGAAACCACAGCATCCATGATTGATACTTCACCAAAGTTGGCGGCATATTGAAAGCTTAAAGAATCAGGCATATATAAAGAAACAATCGCCTTCAGGTCTTTACTTACAGTCATCAATTCTGTTACTGTTGTTCCACCAAAAGCCGTGCCATTCAAAAGATTAGTTACACCAGTTTTAACACTATTACCTAAATCGGTAAGTGTTTGTTCTGGTTTAGTATTCATACCATTTAAGACTTCTTCTCCTTTGGCTACTGCAGCGGATCCTAATTCTGTTGCAGTTTTAATGGAGTAGTCTACAACCTCTTGTATAGATTTGGATTTTGGTTGTGAGATTTCAAAAACGATAGCATGACCTTTACCCACAGAATTTAAATCTGCTGGATACTGTAGGGAATTATAGTTATACTTGGACTGAAATAATGATCCTAGGGGTCCACCAGCAAAATCTGAGGCCGACTTGGCAGCATCACTTTGTATATCGGAACCATTTACATCATTATAACCAGATTCAACAGATTGGTATGTCCCATCATCTTTTTGAACTTGTAATTGCATTGTTCTGTCTTTGTGAAAAAGTTATATACATATATTTATGGCATATTCAGGAACATTTAGACCAAGAAATCCTCAGAAATACATTGGGGACCACACAAAAATCATATACCGCTCTTCTTGGGAGTGTAAGGTGATGAATTGGCTCGACAAAAATCCAAGCATTTTGTCGTGGGCTTCAGAAGAGGTAATCATTCCTTATAAATCTCCAGTAGATGGTAGGGTACATAGATACTTTCCAGATTTTGTCGTTAAGTCCCGTGGTAAAGATGGTTCAACCAAAACAATGATGATTGAGGTTAAACCAAAGAAACAAACTATGGAACCTGAAAAGAAGAAACGGGTCACCAAACAATACATACAAGAAGTTGTCACATGGGGTG